GTTAAATTTAGAAGCAGGTGATGCAATTACAGTTCAAGCAGCCACAGGAGGCAACGTAATTCAAGGTGTAATAAGTTATGCACAAATAGACAGATCTCAGGAAAATGGTTAATGATTGTTATACCAAATTTTTTAAGTAAAAATACATGTGATTACTTAATATCTTTTTTTGAAAACAACAAATCTAAAACTAAAGTATTTAAAAAAAGACTTATAATTGATTTACAAAATCCAGAAATAAATGATCAAAAGATTACAGATATTGTAAATCTTTATAAAAAAATTCATCCTACAAAAAAATTAAAAAATATTGAATTAATTAGTTGGGATTTAGGAGAGTCTCATCCTTGGCATGATGACACCATCTATTATAATCAAACAACAATCACATATCTTAATGCTGACTATGGTGGGGGCAGAACTCAAATAAGAGAATATTGGGTTGAACCTGAAATAGGTAAAATGGTTTCATTTGATGCAGCTTTAAAACATCAAGTGACAGAACTTTTAAACGGCAAAAGATTTGTTATATTAGCGTGGTTTATAAATGGCTAAAAGAAAATTTAAAGATTTTGTACCAAGACCTAAACCTAGAAAAAGACCAAGAAGGCATAAAAAAAGACTTTCAAAATCCGAAAAAAGATCGTATAAGAAATATAATCGACAAGGGAGATAATATGAGTGATATACCAGAAATACCAGCAGAAGCTAAAGAAATTATAAAACACAAAAGAACAGGAAAAATTTATGCATCAAAAGAAGAATTTGATGCTGATGTTGCGGACCCTCAAACAGATACAACCCATGATGATTTTAGACAGGACTTAGAAATTAAAGTCACTAAAATACCTTTGGGTATTGAAACTAAAAAATAATGCAACCAAGAGGTGCTACTGAGCTACAGATGGAAATGCTTCAAAAGCATGTTTCAAAAGATGTCTTAGATAAAGTTCAAATATGTACTTCTATACCAGGTAAAGTTCCAATCGATCCTAATAAATTAAATATATTGTGGCAAAAAAATTCTTGGGATCAACCTAATTTACAAGAATTTTTTAGAAATAAAAAGAAACATAATGAGTATGATTGGTATGTTTTTAACAGTCATTGGAATTATGAAAAATTTAGATATTTTTTTGATATACCTACAGATAAATCAGTTGTGATTAAAAATGGAATAGATTTCTTTCCACAAAGAAAGGTCTATCAAAAAGGTGAACCAATTAAGTTAATTCATCATTGTACTCCATGGCGTGGTTTAAATGTTTTACTAAGAGCTATGCAAGAGATAACTGATATGAATGTTACACTTGATGTCTATTCATCTACACAAGTTTATGGAGATCAGTTTAAAAATCAAAATGATAAACAATTCGAACCATTATATGAACAAGCAAAAAATTTATCTAATGTAAATTATATTGGTTATAAGCCAAATGAATTCATTAAAGAATCAATGCCTAAATATGATATGTTTGTATATCCTAGTATCTTTGAAGAGACATGTTGTGTATCAGCTTTAGAGGCTTTAGCTTGTGGTATGCATGTTATTACAAACAACTTTGGTGCTTTGTACGAAACATGTGCAGAGTGGCCTGTATATGTAAACTATACAAAAAATTATGAAACAATGGCTATAGATACAGCTAATGCAATAAGAGTTGCATCAAGTTATTTACATGAAGAATTTATACAACAACATTTAAATGAACAACAAAAATTTTACAAAAGATTTTATAATTGGGAGAAGAAAGGTAGAGAATGGGAAAGTTTTCTAAAAGGTGCTTTAAATGAAAAATACCTACGTTAACAACGATACCTATCAAACACTTACAGATTTAAAAGTAGGACCTGAACCATTTGAAAAATCTATTACACCTTTATGGAAAGGTAGTCCACAAGATAAATTAAAATTAAAATTAGAAAAAGCTCCTTACTCTATTTTTGTAGCAACACCAGTTCACAGTGAGTGTTCAATTCATTACACTCAAGCATTATTAGAGTTTCAAAAACTTTGCTTTGAAAGAAATATAAGCACTACATTTCAACTAATGAAATCATCATTAGTAACTCAAGGAAGAAATTTATGTGTCTCAGGTTTTTTAGAATCTAATTATACACATATGCTTTTTATAGATTCTGATATTTATTTTCATGCTAAATCAATATTAAAAATGGTTGCTCAAAACAAAGATGTTATATCAATACCTTATCCTTTAAAGACACTTAGGTGGGATAAAGCATTTAAAAAAATGCAAAAAGGTAAAATAAAAACAGCTGATGATATTAGAAAAGCATTACATACTTATCCAATGAAAGTCGATAATGCTGATGACATTAAAGTGATAGATGGTGTAATAGAAGTTACCCATAGTCCTACAGGATGTATGCTTATTAAAAGAGATGTATTTAAAAAAATGATAAAACATTATCCTGAAAAACAAATAATACAAAAAACTGTTATAAATGGGGAATATGTTGAGAAACCAAATATGTGGAATTTCTTTGATACCACACACGATCCAGAAACAAAAACTTATTTAGGAGAAGATTTTTCTTTTTGTAAGCTATGGAAAGATATAGGTGGTAAATGTCATGCTTATATTATGGACCCAATAATACATGTTGGAGAACACTCTTATGAGGGTGTTTTTAAAGACGATCTTACAATACCCAAAGAGTTGATACCGACTAAGTAAAATGTTAATATATGCTATTATTAGGAAATTAGTATATGGACCCATTTACAATAGCTTTAGCCACATTTGGCGTACAAAAACTTAGAGGAAAATCTACAAAAAGAGCATTAAGAGATGCAGCAATTGTTGGGGGTGGTGCTTATGCACTTGGCCCTTCAGGTGCGGGAGTATTTCAAAATGTGGGAGGTGGGGCACCTTTTTCAACTTTAGGTTTTGGTCAATCAGCTGCTGCAGCACCTCAAGGAAATTTAGGAGCAAGTTTTTTAAACAAAGCAAACATGCCAGCAGGAACTCCTATTGGCACAGATAAATTTGGTAAGACTATTTTTTCAAGAGGTGGGGAATTATCTGGTTTAAATGTTGTGCCAAAAACTGCAGAGAAAAAAGGTTTAAGTGCTTTATTACAAAAAGCAAAAGATAAACCTGTAGAAAGTCTTTTAGTGGCATCTGCATTAACTCCGTTATTAGCAGGTGAAGAAGAAATGCCAGAACCAGTATTTAGTGAAGAAGATTACAAACAAGCGTATAAAGAACAATCAGAAAAATTACAGGGAGCTTTTGAACCAGTCTCAAACGCTTTTCCAGCTAGGTCTGAAGTGTTTGGTTCAAATATGTTTTATGCAAATCAAGGTGGACTTGCAACCGCAATACCAAAATATAATCAAGGTGGAATAAATTATTTACCGTCTAAAATTGATCATAATGAAAATGATGTAAATAATTATGTAAGAGCTACAGGTTATGTAGAAGATGGTGCAGGTGCAGGAAATAAAGATGAAGATACAATGTTAGCTCAATTAGCTGATGGTGAGTTTGTATCTAGAGCAGATGCAGTATTAGGTGCAGGGATTTTATCAGGGGCTGATCCAAAAAGTTTTAAAGGTATGAGAAAAGCTGGTGCAGACTTTTTTTATGACCAACAAAAAAAATTTAAAAGAATTTACGATTTAGTCAATGATACCAAAAAAAATTAAATTAGAAAAACATGTTGATGTTTTAGAAATAACTCCATCTATAATGGATGATTATTGGTTGTTGGTAGAATTTATGTTAAGGGAGGGTCTTAAATATGATGGCAATCCTATGAGTATAGAACATTTAAAACTTTTAATTAGAGAAGGTCAATTACAATTATTTATGATGTTTGGTTCAGATGATGGTGAGACTATGAAAGTTTTTGGAACATGTGTTACAAGAATTACAGCATTACCTAATTATAATCAATGTGAAGTAATTTTGTTAAAAGGAGAGAAGAGAGAATTGTGGCAAGACACACTTGCTGATACAATAGAAAGACTTGCAAAATCTGCAGACTGTAAAAGAATAGCAGTACATGCAAGACCAGGTTGGCAATCTTTTTTAAAAACAAAAGGTTGGGCAGTTAAAAGGTATTTATATACAAAGGAGATTAAATGAGTTTTATATTTGGCGGTGGAAGTAGTGCTCCAGCATCAGGTTCAGGTTCACAGGTAGTTACTCAAAGAGAGGCTCCTGGAGTTGAGGCACGTAAACTTTCTTTATATGATCAGGCAGCTAAATTAGCAGCACAACCCGTATCATTACCAGCAATACAGGTTGCTCCTATATCAGGTATAGAACAAGCAGCAATAACACAAGCAGGCCAAACAGGTGTAGGTGCTGGAACTGTAGGGCAAGGTATAACTGCATTACAAGGTGCACAAGCAGCTCCAAACATTCAACAATTTTTAAATCCATTTCAATCTTTTGTAACCGATGAAATTACAAGACAAGCACAAATAGCAACTAATAGATTAGGTGCACAAGCTGTTGGGTCAGGTGCGTTTGGTGGAGCAAGGCAAGGAATTGCTGAGGCTGAAATAGAAAGAGCTAGATTAGCAAACATTGGTCAAGCACAAGCACAAGGATTTCAAACTGCATTAGGTGCAGCTCAAACACAGAGACAACAACAATTGGCTGCAGGTGCTGCTTTAGGTCAATTAGGTGCACAACAACAAGCTATGTCTCTTGCAGATATTCAAGCACAATTACAAGCAGGTGCAGTTCAAAGAGGAATAGGTCAAGCTGGATTAGATGCTCAAAGACAAACGGCATTACAAAGATCTTTTGAGCCATTCCAAAGAATAGAATTTTTAAAAGGTATAATGACTAATTTACCAACAACAAGTAGTACACTAACACAAACCACGGCCCCCGGTGCTAACCCAGTTGGACAAGCGTTAGGAGCAGGTTTAGGTGCTTACTCAGCTTACAACTTAATGCAACCGAGGTAGTATGGATAAAGTATTAACAAGAAAATTATTTAGAGATAGATATTTTAAAACTTTAAAACCAGTTATAAAACATTTTAATACAGGTGGTATAAGTGCATTAAGTCCGAAAGAAAAAGCTATATATGCTGCAACATTGGCTGCTCCATTACTACAATCAAAAGGTCAAGGTTTAGCTCCTGTAGCATCTGCACTCGGAGAAGGTTTTGCAAAATTACCAGCAACTATTTTGTCTGTTGAAAAACAAAAGGGCAGTGGAAAAGGTGTAAGAACTTTGTCTGCAGAAGAAGTAAAAGCTTATAATTTGCCGACAGGTACTATAGCACAAATGTCTGCTGACGGAAAAATTAATATTGTTTCTAAACCATCAGCAGAACAAATAAAACAAATTCAAGGTGGTAAAAGAGTAAGAAGTATTTTGTCAAAAATTCAAGATGATTATTATAGACTCGGTAAACCAGTTGGCTTTGCTGACATTAATAGAATAAGAGCTACATTAGGTAGAGCAGGGGGAACATCATACTCAAAAGATTACGCATCTATGAAAGCAAAAATACAACAAGCAACTTCATTTATAACACAAGCAATTTCAGGTGCTGCTGTGTCTGAACAAGAAGCTAAAAGAATTACAAAATTAATACCACAACTTGGAGATACAGAGGCTACATTTGAAGGTAAGATGAAAGCGTTAGATGGTTATTTTGCTGATGCAATTAAAATTGCCGAAAACAATAATGCAGACTTTACGACTGCTATGGAGATAATGGAACAATCAGGAGCAGGTGCAGAAAATTACTTAGATTTAGCAGGAGAGGTATCTTTAGTTAAAGAAGGCGATGTAATTGATGTTACAAGAAATTAGGAAATTATATGTCAGAAATAATTGTAAATGGACAAAAGTTTAAAATTAAAGGAGATCAACCTACTCCTAAAGAACAATTAGCAATAGATACATTTTTATCTGGACAAAAACAAAAAAGAACTTTTGATTTTGATACAGAAAATGAATTGATGATTAGTCCAGAGGATGTTTTATTAGATGCTGAAAAAGGTAAGTATAACAAAGATACAGAAAGTTTTTTAAAAAGCCCAACTTTCATGAGAATAGTAACAGAGGTTGGATTATCAATCGCTGGAGGTGTGGCCGGTGCAGCCTTGGCCCCTGTGACTGGAGGTGGCTCTTTAGTTGCTGCAGGAGCTTTAGCAGCAAGAACTGCAAGACTTGTAAGACCCTTATTAAATATATCAGCTAACACAATGCAAAAAATAGGATACGCTACGGCAGGTGCTGGAATCGGGGGTGCAGCTGGTGCTGGTATAGCACAGACATTTGATCCTAGAGAAAGTATTGTAAAAGAAGTTGCAAGAGGTGCAGCACAAGGTGCTTTTGGTGAAGTCTTAGGTTTTGGTTTAGCAGGAGGACTTTCAAAAGCTTATAACAAAATTACAAAAGGAACTATTGATACTATTGCAGGTGCTGAGAGAGCTACTCACATGTTAGCAAGAGATAAAGAATTTTTTAAAGTTTTAAAAGAAATAGATGAAGGTAAATCAATTACTAAGGATCAATTAGATATTTTATCAAAACCAAAATTAGATAAAAAAAATAGAATCGAAAGAGAAGGCTTAACAGAAGAACAATTAGGCATTTTAAAAGATCCTGATAGAGCTCGACAATCTATAGATAAATTTAAAACTAGATCATCATCATTTTTCAAAGATATTGAAAAAGCAAACATTACTCCAGGTTTTATAAGTGAAAACAATGTCATAAATTTTATGTCCTCTGCTGCTAGAAGTGCAATCATAGGTTCTGGTAAATTAAGAACAGCTGAGCAAAGTGGAAAAATGGCAACTTTAAATGGTATAGATGCATTTGTAGATCAAACACTCCAAGGATTTAAAACTTTAGATGGAATTGCATTTGATGATACAGGTTATGCAGTAGGAAAGTTAGTAAGAGATTCTATAACAAAAAATAGTGAACTTTTTGAAGTTACAAAAAGAGGTATGTGGAATGACCTAACAGATCAGATAAATAAAGTTGCACGAAGACCAGATGGAACATTTGATCCTAAATTTGATATAATTATTAAAGGTGGTCCTAGAACATTAAATGTTTTAGAAAGACAAGTAGGTGGTAATTACCTAACTAAATCAGCTTCAAGTTTAGATGATTATATAGGTAAGTCTCTAAAAGAATTTGAAAATATTAGAAACACTGATGAGGGAGCAGAGATATATAAAATGTTAGGCTTAGTTGATGGTATGGGAGAAAGAATTAACTTTATTGATTTTAGAAGAATTTACACATCGATAGGAAATATGAGACCAGTAGGAGAGGCAGCGTCTGTAAGAGCTGAGATTTTAAAAAGGATGGAAGCTATGATGTCAAACTCTCCGTTACCAGCAAGTTTAAATAATTTAAGAAGAACAGCTGCACAGTTTTCTAATTTTGGTGCAAACTTTTTTAGAGATGCAACCCTAAAAAAAATTATGAATACTCAAAGAGGACAGGAAACAATCTATAAACAAATAGTGGCAGCTAACAAGGAAAGTTACTATGATGAATTTTTTAAAGTATTAGATGAATCTAAAACAACTATAAATGGTAAAACATATGATGTGTTTCCAAATAAAGCATTAATAAAAGATTCAGTTAGAGGACAATTCTTTAAAGATTTTTTAAATAATTCTAGAGATTTGTCAGGGCAGTATCCAGTATTATCAAGAGGTAAAGCAACTAAGTTTTTAGAGCAACATAGATTTTTAATGAAAAAAGATGGTTTCTTAACAAAAACTCAATCCGATGCTATAGAAGATTATACAAAAAGTATAAACATACTTGAAGGTAAAATTAAACAAGCATCTGAAGCTGGATCAAACCCAGTAATGTTTTTACAATTAAATCAAGCTGGAGCTCTATCACAAGGTCTTGGTTTTTTCTTAGGAGGCACTGGTGCGATTGATCCGGGCACTGCTGCATTTTTTGTATTAGGTCCTGCAGGTATAGCTAAAGCTTTTTCATCTCCAAAAATTACTAATTTATTAATTAATGGTCTTGGTGGTAAAGGATTAACAATTGACTCAACACAAAAACTTACAAGATATTTCGGACAATTATCTAGTGCTTTAGTTGATGAAGGTTTAATGGCAGCCGAAGATGCAACAGCTATGATGAGTGAAATAGAGGGTAACAAAACACAATATGATAATTTTTTTAGAACGGGAATATTAGAAGGTGCACAAGGAGATATACTTCCAAATCCAGAGGCAGCACCTCCCATTGATGTTAACACAGGTAGAGGAAGAACAATTGTAAATGAGCCACCAGCAGATACAGCTAATATACCATTACCGGAAGTTGGAAGATCTAATTTACCTCTTGGTGGAGCTCAACAATCTAATTTAGAACTTTATAACGCCCTGTTTCATAAGGGAGGTATTGTGGATGCCAAGAAAATCAACCAAAGATAATTTAGCTCATCAAAGGATAGATGACCACGACAACTATAAGAAGTATACTAGGCAAGAGGAGGACGGCTCTCGAACCTATAACGTAGGTAACAAAAAAATACCAAGTGTTACAACAATATTGAGTGCCACACAAAGTGACGAAAAAAAGGCAGGCTTAGATAAATGGAGAGAGAGGGTAGGGTACCAAGAAGCAGCTAGAATCACCTCTCAGGCAGCCCTCAGAGGCACGGAGATGCACTATGTTCTAGAAAACTACATAGATGGGCGGGGATACCTTAACATGGCTCCTGAAGGGGCTCAGGCCCGTTTAATGGCTCATGAGATAGTAAATAATCTTGACCTACTAAAAGTGGTTTGGGGAAATGAAGTCAGTCTAGCCTATGAAGATAAATGGGCTGGTGCTACTGATGTTGTGGGATTATATGATGAAAAACCCACGATAATTGATTTTAAACAATCTAATAAAGTTAAACGTGAAGAATTTGTTGAAGATTATTATTATCAAATAGCAGCATATTCATTAGCCCATAAAAAACAATATGGACCAATAACACAAGGTCTAATATGTGTATGCACTAAAGATGTTATTTATCAAGAATTTAAAATGGATGAATTGAAATTAAAACAATACGAGGAAAAGTGGCTAGCAAGAGTAAAAAAATATTATGATAATAAAAAGAGTTTGGGCGATGCCAAACCATCAAACGTTTGAGATAAAACCCATAAAAGAATTTATCAAAGAAAATATAGGTTTAAATTATATAGATCCTTTTCCATATCCATTTAAAGAAGATGCTATTACATATTTAAAAAAAATAAGAACTAATTCAAAATTAAGCCTTGTTTTTGATCCACCATATTCTCAACGTCAACTTAAAGAAATGTATCAAAGTAATGGTCTATCATTAAACCATCCAATGAATAATAGTTATTGGACTAATTGTAAAAAAGAAATAGCTAGAATTATAAGGCCAAAAGGTAAGGTCATTTCATTTGGTTGGAACTCTGGTGGGATTGGTAAAAAGAATGGTTTTAAAATAGAAAAAATTTTATTAGTAAATCATGGGTCTCAACACAATGACACCATATGCACACTAGAAGTTAAAGCCACTTCTGAACCTGTTCGCCAAGAGTCTTAGCAGATAATTCAATCTTATTATCTAAATTATGTAAAACCATTTCATCTATAGTATCTGTAGCTATAAGATCTATATATGTGACTTGAGAAGTTTGACCATATCTATGAGCACGATCCTCGCTTTGCCAACGGACTTCCAAGTTGTAAGAATTACTAAAATATATAACATACTTAGCAGCAGTAAGGGTAAGACCATAACCACCAACAGTAGGGTTCCCAACAAGGAAACGACATCCGTCATTATGCTGAAAATTTTCAACAGCTTTGTTACGAACATCAACTGAGTCTTTTCCGTATATCGAAACCACTGAATCTTTTCCATATACCTCTCCTAGTTTTTTCTTAATCATTTCTATATTATGAACATAGTTAGCCCATATAATACACTTGTCTTCACTCTCCTCCAATATGCTCATTAATTCTTTTAACTTAGCATTAGTTTTAAAGTCTACTATTTTACCATCATTTGTCTTAAGAAATCCATTAGCTACCTGTTGTAGTTTGAGTAATTCTGTAAGTTTGTTATTATAAGATACCTCATCATTTTTAAGGACTATTAACGCAGATTGTTTAAGCTGTTCATAAGCTTTTCTTTGTTCTTCAGGTAACTCAATGTATCTTTGGACATACATTTTTTCTGGTAAATCAAGACAGTCTTTTTTACGTACTCTATAAGAAAAGTTTTTTAACTTATATTCTAGTTCTTCTAAATTAACATAATACTTCGGTATTTGAATATTATAACCACCTCTTTCGATACTATACATTACAGCATACCTTGATTTAAATACTGTAAAATTTTCATATCCCAATAGTTTTTTGTCTAAAAAAGCACATTGTGAAAACAAATCTAATGGTGATTTTGTTACAGGCGACCCTGTTAAAATTCTTTTATACTTAGCTAATTTACCTAGTTTTATAATGGCTTTTGTCCTTGATGCTTTTAAATTTTTAATTGAAGTGCTTTCATCTAAAATAACTATGCTCTTTTTACCATGTTTTAAAAGCTTGTATTCTAGCCATTTTTTTCCTGATGCATGTGAAAGTGCCTCTACATTCATAAGTACAAATGTTAATTTTTTTGGGTCTAATTTAAATGTTTTATCTTTTGTGACTTTCCAAATATATATATTGGTTTTTTCAGGACAATGAAAGTCTATCTCTTTTTTCCAATTTTGATACACTGAATTAGGTGCAATAACAAAAGCAAAATCTATTTCTTTTTGTTGAAAAAGATATGCTGAATTATCAATAGCCACTTTTGTTTTACCAGTTCCCATCTCCATAAAATAAGCATAATTGTAATATTTAGCACCTTCAATGAGAGATTGTCTTTGATGTTTAAAGGGTGGAGTTTTATATTTATACACTAAAAAATATTTAAATTATTTGATTGCAAAAATCAATTTAATAATATATTTATCTCACCACAAGGAGGTTCTTATGGACTTAGAAGCAGAGTCTATCGTGTCGATAGATACTGCTATGTCAACGGACATAGCTACATCTTGCAAAAAGTTATTGGAAACTCAGAAAAAAATATCAACGGCTGAAGAAGAACTTAAAAAGTTAAAAGAAGTTGAAACAACTCTTTCTGAGCAAACTATTCCAAACTTAATGCAACAAGCCGGGTTATCAATGCTTAAATTAGCAGATGGTTCATCTGTAGAAGTTAAGCCATTCTATTCAGCTCGAATACCCGCATCTAAAAGTGAAGAAGCTTTTAATTGGCTTAGAGAAAATGGCCACGGAGATTTGATTAAAAACCAAGTTTCTTTGGAATTTGGCATGAGACAAGATAATGAAGCTAAAGCCCTTGTAGAAGAGCTGAAACAAAAGGGACTTGCAGTTCAGCAAAAGACATCTGTGCATCCAAGTAGTTTAAGAGGATTTGTTAGAGAACAAATATCTGAACTTGGTAAAGATGTTCCTGCAGAATTGTTTGGAACTTATGTTGCAAATAAAACTAAAATAACCACGAAGGAATAATCATGACTGAGAAAAAAGCAATGACGACTAAAAAAGATAGCCTTCCTGCAATAATAGATTTAGAAAAATTAGCAGGTCAAGGCCAAGAGTTTGTAACTGCGAGAGATCAAAAGTTACCAATTCTAAAAATCCTTTATGCTAACTCACCTGTCTTAGATGAGACGGATGGTAAGTATGTTGAGACTGCAAAGCAAGGAGACATATGGAGTGAAACATCAGGTAAAGTATGGAAGAGTAAACAGGGTGTATTAGTTACTCCATGTTTATATATAAATACTTTTAATGAATGGAAAGATAAAGGTGATAGTCCAGGAAGACCAGTAAAAATTCATACTGATCCTGCTATCATGTCTGAAACAACTAGAGGTGCAGACAACAAAGATAGATTACCAAATGGAAACTATGTTGAGGATACAGGTAACCATTTTGTTTTTATCTTAGATGAAAACTATCAACCAGTAGAGCAGGCATTAATCGCTATGAAATCCACGCAAAAGAAAAAATCTAAAACGTGGAATTCAATGATTATGTCAAGAAGAACACAAGGTAAGAATGGTATGTTCAATCCACCGTCTTGGTCTACAGTTTATAGATTAACTACTACTAAAGAATCTAACTCTCAAAATTCTTGGTACGGTTGGGTCGTAGACTTTGATAAGTTTTTGAACGCAACTAAAGATCTTAAAACTTTGGAAACAACACAAGGTTTTTATCAAAGTGCAATGAAAAGCGATATCTTTGGTAAAGTTGACTTTACTTCTGAGACTGTTGAAAAATCAGCTGAGAAAAAAGAAGCAACACCATTTTAGCCAATGGAAAGGGAGCTCTTAAAAATATTTGAGGGTAACTCTAAACTGTTCATTACTACCTCTCTTACTGGGGAGGTAGATGAACGGGGTAAGGTCCAAGCTAAAACACTCACGGTCCACGCACCTATTACAGAACAAACTTGGAAAGAACATTTAGAAGGCACAACCAGAATAGGAATTAAACCAGAAAAAGATGACAAATGTAAATGGGGTTGTATTGATATCGATCCACATAATTACAAAGGTTATAATCAAAAGAAAATAGTAGATATAATTAAGGAGTATAACTTACCTTTAGTTCCAGCAAGATCAAAATCAGGAGGCCTGCATTTATTTGTATTTTTAGATAATTGGTATCCTGTTAAAAATGTAATCAAAAAACTTCATGAATGGAACAATGCTTTTTTTCAAGCACAAGAAGTTTTCCCAATGAATAAATGTTTGAACATGCCTTATTTCAATATGAATGCTACAACTGAGTTTGCATATACAGATAACAATACACCTGTAATGATTGGAACTTTTTTAGAAATTGTAAAGAAAAAAACTTTATCATTAGAGAGCTTAGAAAAAATTAAGGTTAAAGACTATGAGCCTGAAAGTGATTGGAAACATTATCCACCATGTTGTCAAAAAATGATATCTGAAAA